CCCCGCCGTGGGGCGGGGTTCGGGGTAGTAATCTCGGTGATCAGTTTTTCCAGGGAACCGATGCGGTCGGCCAACCCTGCGGTGACGGCGTGCTCTCCGATCAGGATGTCGCCGCCGCCGAAGCGTTCCAGCACCAGCGGCGGATCGACGCTGCGGTTGCGGGCAACGGTTTTGACGAACACCTCCGCCATGGCGTCGATGCGCGCCTGCAATTTCGCGCGCCCGTGATCGGTTTCGGGGTCAAGGCGCTTGTTTGGGCTTTGCGAGGATACGATTTCGATGGTCTGCGGAACGTTTTTGTCCTGCCGCGCGCCGCGATAGACGCCGACCACGCCGATGGAGCCGAGGCCGGAGGTTTCCGATGCCACTATCTCGTCGGCGGCGCTGGCGATCCAGTACGCGCCGGATGCCGCGTCACCGGAAGCGTAGGCGATGATCGGCTTGATGCCGCGCGCTTCGTAGATCATGCCCGCCAGCTCGGCGCAGCCGTTTACTTCGCCGCCCGGCGAGTCGATGTCGAGAATGATGCCCACGATATTGGGGTTTTCCAGCGCGGCGGTGAAATCCTGCGCCAGAATCTCGTAGGATGATGCGCCGCTGATCTCGGTGAAGAGATTAGCGTAGCGGAATAGCGGTCCGGTGACGGGGATGATCGCCACGCCGTCGCGCTCGATGACGCTATGAGTGTTCTGCAATTCCCGGCCCAGCCGCGCCGCGACCGCCTCCGGCCGCTCGTTTTCACGCGCGGCGATTTCCAGGATGGTATGCAGGGCGGTTTCCGTGATCGCCCACGGTTCCGCCGTCGCTTTATTCCATGCCCGCATCGTTTTCCTCCTTATCCTCTGGTGGTGTTTGTCCCGGCAGGGATTTCGCCGGCAGCGACGGTTTGAAATCCGCCTCCGTCAATCCCAGTTCCCGAATTTTGGCCTTTTCCCGCGCGCGCTGTTCGAGCACTTCTTCCCAATCCAGTCCCTGCGCGGCGCATTCGTCTTCCAGGGTGGAAAGTCCAGCTTCCATGCGAATCTGCGAGGCCTGCGCTTCCTTCACCGGGTCAACCCAGCCGCGACCGGGGCCGATCCATTTGCAGCGCGTCCATGCCGGACGATTGGCGTAGAAATCCGGTGCATCGACCTTGCCGGTATTGATCGCTTCCTCCAGCCACAACTCATAGACCGGCTTCGCCCAATAAGTGGCAAGCCAGGCGCGGCGGCTGTTGAAGAATCGCCATGCCTCCAGCAATGCCGCACGGGCGCTGGAATAATTCGTTTTGCTGAAATCCTTCATCAGCAGTTCGAACGGTAGATTCAGGCCGGTGCCGATATGGCGCAGCACGTTCTCGACGAACGCGCCGTAGCCGGAATTCGGTCGGCTGGGCGTAAAGGGCGACAGCTTGTCGCCGGGGAACGTGGTGATAATGGAACCGCCGGACAGCTTTGCCCGCCATTCCCGCCGCTTGGCGTCGTAATCCTCGAAACTGCCGCCGAACATTTCCACCACGGTTTCGGCATCCAGCGGCGTTTCGATAAAGGCGGCGATCATCGCGTTCACTACCGCCGCCTGCAATTCCGAACGTTCGTAATGGTCGAGCATCTTGAACATCGGCATGATGGCGGTAAGGATCGGCTTGCCTCGGTTCTGGCCGGTGCGCTCCTTGTCGTGGATATGCAGCACCTGCCGCCTACCGAATGCAGTCTTGACCGGAATACGCTGCCAGTCATCCGCCGCCGCGGCGAACGGCAGGAAAACATCACCCGGATGGGTTTTCCTGATCCAGTAGGCGAGCGGCGCACCGTAATCATCGATCTCAATGCCGGCGCGGAGATTTTTGCTGTCCGGGCTGCCGCCGGGATTGCTCAGGCGGTCGGTTTCCACCAGCTGAAGGGCGGTGCTGAACGTCAATCCGCGTTCCGGCAGCCACAGCGGCAAAGCCAGCGCCTCGCCGTTGATGAGCCCGGAGCGGAAGATCTGCGTGGTCAGCCCGGCGAAGTTGAGGGACAGCGCCGCGTCGCATTCAAGGCAGTCCGCCCAGCCGCGCCACAGCGATTCCACCTGCCGCGCCCATGCATCCGCCCATTCCTTGCTTTGTCCCAATGCACGATAATCCGGTAGCGCCACCAGACGGAAGCCGGTGCCGACCACATTATCGACCATGGTCTGCATGGCGCCGGAGGCGACGCCATGATTGCGCGTCAGGTCGCGAGAGCGGGAAACCAGCGTCGAAAGCTCCGGCAGCAGGTCGCTGTCCGCCGAGCCGAGGCCGGGCATCCAGCTTGCCAGCTCCCGTGCGGAGAGCGATGCCGCGCGATGAGAAGAATCGCTCATGTCAGAACTCCGTCAGGATAATGCCGCGGCGCGGTTTGCCGCTGATCCGCCCGATCTCGGTTTTCAGCCGCTCGATGTAGTGCTCCAGCTTTTCGATATTGGCCTGGGCGTAGGTGGTGGCGCCGTACCCGCCGATGGATACGGAGACTTCCTTCGCTCCGGTCATCAACTGATGATGCGCTTCCTCCGCTTCCGCGAGACGCGTTTGCAATGTCGCCAGATCGGCCATGGTGATTCCTTAAAGATAGGGGTCGTCCGCCTGCATGGACTGGCGCTGCTCAATCACCGTGATCGCCCGGCGTGGCGCCGAAGCGGCGATATCGGTAACGGTTTCTTCCGGCGTGGTGACGGAGGATGATGCAGGTTTCCCCAGCGCCGTTTCCATCTGCTGCCAGTGCCGGTCGGTGAAGCGGTCGAGGCCGTAAATGCTCGCAGCGGCGCGGGCGTAGACGCGGCAGTCCAGCGCCTCGTTATTGCGCGTCGGGTCTTTTTCCCAGGTGGCGCGCGGGAAGCCTTTATGCATCCGCACGACGCGCCGTTCCGCCGTCAATTGCTTGAAATATTCCTCGGCGTATTGCGGGAAATGGCAGGTGCCGGGCGGGAATCTCTCACCATCCTGGGTGGGGCGTTCCAGCTTCAGCCAGCGATACAGCTCCATTTTCGCCACCGGCCCGGCGATGTTCCAAACGCGAAGCCCACGGCGGCGACTGCCGACATCGGCTTTCGATACGCTCAGGATCAGCGCGGTATCCGTATCGCGGCCTTTCATGGCCACCACGGTGCGGAGCGCGGAAGCGCGTGCGCCGCTTGCTCCCCATACCGCCTGCGGATGGCGTTTCACCCAGCCGTACACGTCCTGCGTGGCGTAACCGCTGTCGATGCTCATCACGCGGATCGGCATCGTGCCGCCCGCCGCGCGGGGCCAGTCCCGGCGCAGCACGGATTCGAGTTTTTCCCAAACTTCCGGGCTGGCCGTGTTGCCCTGGAGCACATGGTAATCCACCGACCAGCTTTCCTTGTCGCGGCCCCAGGCCACGATCTCGCATTCGATGCGGTCTTTCTGAATATCGACACCGGCGGTGAGGAACAATCCGTCCGTAGGCACAATGCCGACGGGATATTCCTCGCGCCGCTCATAGAGGCGCTGCCATTCCGGCGCTTCGTATTCTTCCTCGTAAGGTTCGCCCAGCACCGTGTTGACGAAGCCCTTCATCAATTCGGGATTCGCCTGCGCCGCCTCGAACATTTCCGCCGCGTCCGCCCAGCTGAACCATCCCACCGGGCTGTAGAGCGAGGAGAGATGATAGCCGATGGTGCGTCCGTCGCTTTCCGCGCTGGCTACCCAGCGTCCGCCCGCCAACATGGCGGTCTTGTGATGCTCATCGATCAGCTCCTCGCACGACTCGCAAACGTAGGCCGCCTGACGCGGTTCGCCTTCCGGCCAGCGCAGGCCGGTGAAGCGCAGCGGCTGGCAGTGGCCACAATGCGGGCACGGCACATGGTAATACCGCTGGTCGCTGCCCTCGAATTCCCGCTGGATGCGGGAGATGCCTTTCACGGTCGGCGTACTCACCAGAAACACCTTGCGGCGGCGCTGGAAGGTAGCGGAACGACGCTCGGCCAGCAGGATCGGATCGCCTTCACCTTCCACGTCGCCCGGATAACCATCGATTTCGTCCATGAACAGGTAGCGG